AATGGGACCAGGACAAAATACAGTATTACAAAGAGCTGCAAGACCTTGGCCTGACCGAGGAGAACGGGCCGCGCGTGATTTACCTGGAACAAGAGCAGGTGGAGTTGAGCGCGTGCATCATCGGCGCGAATCCCAACGCGCTGGCCCGCGCTTATAAAGCCGGAATCCTGAGTGACGCGGACATTGACATGATTTCCCTGGAGCGAACCAAACGTGAACACGTCCCTGTGATGAGTGACCCCGCTGAGGTCGCAGGGATGAGGCAGCGGGCGCGCGAGGAGTTCCTGGGCAGGTTAAGCAAAGCAAAGGCAAAACTATGAATGAAACAGAGTTCCAGACGAAGGTTCTGGAAAGCGTCGAAGCCACCAAGACGAAGCAGGAACAAATCCTCAGCGACGTGGGCAACCTCTCGAAGGAAGGCAAGACGCTGCTGGAAGATATCACGAAACTGAAGAAGACCGCCAATGATCAGCAGGCGAACTTCGACGGGTTCCTGAAAAAGCTCTCGGACTTCGAGAAGCAGATGCGCCGTGAAGTTAAGATGGCCTTCGGCGATCCCATCGAACGGATCAGCCGGGACGAAGCGATGCGCACACGGTTCAACATCGCGGCGCGCCTGGCGGTGGACTTGAAGGGCGACATGGTGAAGTTGTGCGAGCCGTTGGTGAAAGCGCTGGGCGAGGATACAAGTCCTGGTAGCACCATCATCGATGATGCCTTGTCGACGGAAATCTACGACACGCTCTCGACATTCGGGATTTGGAGCACGCTGGCCGTGCAACGGATGGGAACGAAGCAGACGAAGTTCCCGGTGCGCACGGCGCGCCCGGTGGCAAACTTCATTCTGACAGAAGCGGGGACTATCTCCGACGACTCCAACTCGGCGGGCACAAGTGTGACCCTCGAAGTGGAGTTGATCGCGGCGTTGCTCAATGTCTCGCGGCAATTGATCGAAGACGCGGAGATCGACATCACGCGGGATGTGATGACGCAATTCGCGGAAGCTTACGCGAACCGGCTGGACGTGATGGCGTTCACGGCGGACGGCACGGCGGACGCGCTCAACGGCGGACAAACCGGCGTGTTCCAGGCGGGCACAGTGGTATCGGCGACGGCGGGCGAACCGACCGTGGAATTGTGCGACCTCGCGGAATTCCAAACGATGCTGCTGACGGTCGATCCGATCGTACTGAACCGGGCCTCGAAGTGGTGGATGCACCCGCACGTGCTGGTGCGCATGCTGAGCATCACGGACCTGAACGGGCGTCCGATTTTCCAGACAGCGCTCGAAGCGCCGCTGGGTGCGGTCGGAAGTATCCTGGGTTATCCGGTGATCCTCGGCCTGGCATTGCCCAACGCGAACGTGGCGACCACGCGCGTGGTGGCTTTTGGCGACCCGAATGGGCAAGTCATAGGCATCCGCTCGGACTATGTGTTCGAGGGAAGCGACCATCACAAGTGGAACACTTACGAGCGGAGCTTCCGTGGCACGGGCCGGGCCGGGACGAAGAACCGTCGCGCGCTGGCGTTCTCGGTGTTGCGACTGACTGCTTAATCAAGAGCAAAGGCGCAAAGACGCGAAGAAGAAATCAAACAAAGAAAATCAAAAGTTATGGCAGAACAAGATAAACAGATCGCGGAACTGAACGCGCGAATCGAGCGGCTGGAAGCAGCGCTGGAAAATGCGCTCAAGAATCCGCCGAACAATCGGATCGCGGCGGGCATCACGGCGCGGCAGGCAATGCGCCTGGAACGCCTGGAAGCGACGCGCACTGAAATCGCGAAGAGCAAGTCGGTGCGTTGCCGCGTCGAGCGGTTCGTGGAAGGCAAAGGCAACTCGCGGGTGAACCAGGCACAGAACATCGTGCTGGGTCCGACGTGGCGCGATGTGTGGCCGAGTGCGCCCACGGAGTTGCGCGTGCGCGAAGATGACAAGGTGGAGACGAAGGCTGACGGCACGCGAGTGGTCGTCAAAGGCAAGCCGATCATCCACACGTTGCCTGAGCGCGTGTTCAAGGCATTGCAACCGGAAGTGGTGCTGGCGGACTAAGGCCTACACGCGGTCAACCATTGAATGAAAAACACTGGTAGGGACGGACGGACGCGAGCGGCGTCGCGTCCCTACCTTTTGGACGGTCGCGAGCGGCGTCGCGACCCTACCTTTTTGAAATGAATCTTGGCCTCGGCAATCTGATTGAGTTGAAGCGTTACCTGCTGGTGACGCCAGGACTCGTCGCCGGGACAGACTTCGACGCGGCGATCACCGCCATTGGAAAGGGCGTGGCCAAGTTGTTCGACAAGTCTTGCGTGCGGAGTTTCGAGCGCGTGGTGGGAGCGGTTGACCAGTGCAGCGCGGATCGCCGGATTTGGATCGTGCGCAAGTATCCACTGGAATCCATCGCGAGTGTGGAGCAGCGCGACAGCATGGCCGGAGGCTGGCAGGCGTTGACGGTGAACGATGTGATCCTGAATCGAGATGATGGGATCGGACTTTTAAAATTTGGGGCGATGCAGGGGACACATCTGAGTCAACTGCGGATCACTTACACGGGCGGGTATTGGTTCGATACCTCCGAAGATGGCAGCGGCGTGGTTCCGGTGGGCGCAACGCAATTGCCCGACGATGTGAAGGAAGCGTGGTTTCTCCAGTGCGCCGAGGTGTGGGCGAAGAAGGACAAGCTGGGCAAGAGCATCACAAAAGACGACACGACGTTCGTGAGCCAGTTGCTGATGAGTCTCGACCTGGTGCCGCTGGTGGAGCAAACGCTGAACGGACATATGAGGTATCAACTGACATGAAGATGGAAAACCAGAACCTGATGAAGCCGGTGCTGGAGGGGAATCTGGCTTGCGCCTTCGCGCTTCGGGAATGGTTGCGGCGCAAGAAGTATCTCGTGTATCGGAAAGTTTATCTAGCGCTGTTGTTCGTGAGCCTCCTTACGTCGGCTGCTACGGGGGCGAGTGTGACGCTGGCCTGGGACGCGAGTGCCGGAGCGGTGGACTACGTGGTGTGGTCTGGGCCAGTTGGTCGGGACTATGACCGGGCAGCAATCACAACGAATACAACGCACACGGTGACGAACCTGGCATCGGGCGCTTATCGCTTTGCGGTGTGGTATTGCAACGGGACGAGCGGAAGTGAAATCGCTGAAGTGACCGCAGTGGTGCGACCGATAACTTTCTGGCTGGAGAAATCCAGCACACTCGACGGGCCATGGCGAGCGATCCACACAAATACAACCGAGGTTGTGGAAGCCAAACAGCAAACGATCTACTACCGCGTGATGATGAAACGCTAATGGACACGATCATCATAGAGCTGAACGCGCAGGCGCGCGGGACGATGGATGCCGTCGATCTCGTGGCGTCGTGGCATCGGCTGGCGCCGCTGATCGCGACCACGATGGCGCTGCAAGATGAAGCGAGCGTGGCCTGGATTCAAGCGAACCGACTCAGCGAGCCTGGGCAATTCACCCTCGGGGTCCGCAGCGGGCGCTTATACAAATCGTTGAGGCCGCGCAAAACGGTGATTGCGGGCAACGCGGTGATCAGCGGGATCGGATCGAACGTGCGTTACCTGGCTGCGCATGAATTTGGTTTTCACGGGACGGTGCAAGTCAAAGCGCACACCAGGCGTTATGCGCGGATGGCTTCCATCTATCATCGGCTGATGCCCGTCCCGATCAAGGATGCGGAGGCATTGGCGCGGCGATCCAAGAAGGTGAACGCGAAGCTCAAGTTCGGTCAGTCGCAAGTGAAGGCGCACTCGCGCCAGGTGGATATTCCCGCGCGCGCGCCGCTCGCGGCCGGGACGGTGGATCGAATGGACGAAATCTCGGAAGCGGTTTCCGACACAATCGTGGACGCGTTCAAAGTGGGAGGCGAATTCAATCCCACAGGAGGAACGCATGCCTAACGTGGGTGACTTGGAATCGCTGATCCTCGATCAGCAGTTGGACTTCGCCGGGCGGCTCAATGGCGATGCTTATTTTTCGGACATCACGGTGGTTGTCGAGGACAAGGATGACATCACTGAGATGATCACCGGCAAGCTCGTAGAGCTGACGGCCAAGGGCGGAAAGATCGGGGTCGGCGTGATCGTGCAAAGCCCGGAGTGCGACGATGAATTTCCGAATGTGTTGTTTGGGCCATTGGATGCGACGTGGGAATTTCTCGCCCTGGAGAACCGTGAGCTGAACCAATTGAGCAACGGCACGGGGAAGCGGGCCTTCGCGATTGCGCGGCGCATCCACCGCATCATGAAGCAGTATCGGAGCGAGGGCCTGATCGAAACGCTGGTGCCGTTGCGTCCGTGCATCGCGCCGGTGAGTTTGCCAGGGCTCGTGGCTTATTCGGTTCGCTTCGGATGCCAGGAGAGCGACGCCGCTGCATACCAGAAATGCGCTACGCCGGTGATCGCGCCTGCGGGCGGCAACGCGGGCGACCTGGTGACGCTGAACTGCGCAACGGAGTTCGCGCAGATCTATTTCACGGCGAACAACACCCACCCGCGCGAGGGAAACGGAACGCTTTATGCCGAGCCCTTTGCCGCGCCGATGGAAGGCTCGGTGATCAAGGCTTGCGCGTATCGCGTGGACTGGGTGGCGAGCAATGTCATCGCGAAGGATTTTCCGGCGCTGGTGCTGTCAGGCGAGGACCTGCGGCCGGGTTCGGAAGGGGATCAATTGGTGCAGCAAATATGAACAAACTCCGTTTGATGGGATTGCTGCTCTCTGCGTTCGCAGTGAGCGCTGCGCCGGTGTATACGCCGACGCCGCTGGGATTGTATCCGAAAACGAATCTCGTGCGCGGATCGAACTACCTGATGATGGTGACCCAGGGGAACAGCAACGGGCAGACGCGGATCGCCACGGTGGATTCGATAATGAGTTCGATCAACATCGTGGCGCCGAACTATCTCTACGTCCACATGAACGGAAACGACGCAACCGCAGTGAAGGGGAACCCACTCTTCGCTTGGCGGACTTTGACGGCGGCGGTGACGAATGCAGTGGCCGGGGACACGATTGGTGTTTATCCGGGAAAGTATTTGGGAACCAATGTGGGCAAGAACCTGGTGAACTGGTGGTTCGAGACGGGAGCGGAGGGGACGAACCTGGGAGTGCTGGCCAGCACATTCGCGTCGGCGATGTTCCATGATTACAGCGGGGCAATCACGAGCTGCATTGCTGGCAATGGCGTCTTCACGATGGATTATGAAACGAACATCCTGAGCATCGATCAGAGCGCAATCCTGGCATTGAGCAATGGGAATTCGCGGGTGGCATTCGAATCAGACCGTATCAACGTCCGGCATTTTACGACCACGGATACTTTCGGTTGCGCTTTTAACATCGTGAATTGCGGGCTGTTGGATGCCGAAGTGAAAATGATCTACGATCCTGATCTGGATCGACTGTCCTTCGATCCGCAGGACCCGGAATCACAGATATTGTCCAGGGGGGTTGGGATCAATTGGGTAAACGGGGAGTGTTACTTCCGAATTCCGCAAATGTATTTGGAAAGCGGTCGGGCGGTTGTCGGGACGGCGGGCGTGACCAACACGTTGTATTACACGGGCGACGCGGTCAAAACCTACACCGATGCGTTCACGGCCAATAGCACGAGCGCGGACCAAGTGATGTGGCTGGAGGTAAAGAATGTGTTTGCGCAATACGCCGCGCTGAATATCGCCGGGAAAGGGAAGTTCTATTTCAACAACGGACAAAAGGTGGGAGCGCAAGGCGGCGGGTTCGGGAATGCAGCGGTGAAGATCACGGGCAATCCGCAAACGTGGATCACGCTGCAAAAACTGACTTCGTTTGCCAGTCCGGACCCGGACTTTGTCGACATCTCGGGCGGAGTTAACTTTATCCGCATCCAAAATTACGAGCAGGACATCCTAGGTAGCGGCGTAACGACCCTCGGTCCTGCGATCACGATCACGGGAGGGACGAACACTTTCGAGGGTGGCACGATGAATGCGACAAATGTCATTGGGTTCAAGCTCTCCGGCGCGCACCGAACGCTGATCAAGGACATGACGGTCCAGATATTCGACTCCAACCCATCCGGCACTGGCGATACCAATTGGCCGGTGATGAATACGACGAATGGCCTGGTGTTCCAGAACACTTCATTGCGCGCGCCAAATGCGAACGTGAAGGCGTATTGGAATTCGAACGCGATCAATGTGGCCAGCGTGGATGGGGTTCTGTTTTTGAACACGACAACTAATGCTCCGGCGCGGTTCACGAATGGGATCGTGGCGAGCGGCGGGGTGACGAAGTTCTTCCCTTAATGAAAGGCGATATGAAAAAAGCAACGAACGATGCAACAGACGAAAAGGCCACGGGCGAGCAGAAGATCGAGAGCGGGCCAAGCGCGGTGGAAATTTACGGGCCAGCGCTGAAGTGCGAGACAATTGAAGCAGCAGCGGAGTTTTTGGCGTCGCGGATCGCGGCGGCGCAAAAAGATCATCCAGGCATCACAGCGCCAGATGCCGAGAACCTGGAGCGGTATCGCATCGTGAATTTTGCGCGGATGTGGGAACCGATGCACCTGGAGCGGATCGGGAAACTCTTCGGCAAGAAAGGTAACTGATTATGGCAATTGCAAGAACAGCACTAGTGGTCGGGCCTGCGAAGGTCACTCAGAACGGCGGGACGTTTTTCACGAAGGGCAACATTGAGCCGCGCCTGGACATGGAAACGCTGGAGATCGCGACGGACATGCACGGGAAGGTGGATGAGCGCGTGATCGAAGTGCCGGTGGAAGTGGGCTTCGTGCCGGAGGGCGCGTGGAAGGCGGTGAATATCGCCGCGCTGTGGCCCTATGCGAACCCGACCTTTGGGTCGAGCGTCTTTGGGGCGGCGGACAAGCCGATGGTGCTGACGGGCAACGATGGCGCGATCCACACCATTCACGCGAGCGCGCTGACCAAGATGCCGAGCCTGCTGCTCTCGGCAACGAAGACGATGATCGGCGAGGCGCGGTTCCGAGGCGTGCGCAAGGACAATACGGAATGGACGGCGGCGGACACGCTCTACTCGATCACGAGCGGGGCTTACGCGGATACGACGTTCGTGCCCGCGCAGATCAAGGTGCAGCGTTACACGGCGGCGATTGTGGCGCTGACTGGGTTCACCTCGTTCGACACGGAGGATGGGTGGACAATCGATTTTGACACGGGCCTCACTTACATCACAACGGATGGCGGCGGAGCGATCGACGCGAAGCTCACGAGCGTGAGCGTGATGGCGAAGTGCAAGCCGATTGGACCGACTTCGACGCAGATTGTGGACGCGTTGAAATACCAAGGCGCGGGCGCATCGCGCGGGCGAAGCATCCAGGGAGCGAACGACCTGGTGATCACCGGCGAAGACGCGACGACAATCATCACGATCAACAAGCCGGGCATGAGGCAGGCCGGGTTTCGGTTCGGCTCGACGGTCCTGCGCCAGGGCGAGATCGGGTTTGTGGCAACGCGAACGGTGGCAGCGGGTGTGCCAGGCGCGTTGTTCAGTTTAGCCGGTGGAGCGTGAGTGAACTTTGAAGATAACAGCGACAGGAAAGACTTACCTCGGTGTGCTGGTAACGCGGACGTTGGTGGACGACAACGTGCCGCGCCACATCTGCCGTTTCGGGAGCGGCATGGACATCGGCGACGACACAGCTTACGAGCCGGTGGAGTTCGTGGACGCCGCAACGTTACAGTTCTTTCCGCGCAAACTGGTGAGCCGGCCGTGGTCGGTCATGGCGGTGCACGAATTCAATCAGTCATCGCAGGCGCTGGCCTTTTGGATGGACCTGCGACGGCTTACACCAGAACAGGCCGACCTGGTGATCGAGGAGCAAAGCATGCGGCGGCGGATGCTGGGGGTGATTATTCGCATGCGATGCCCCGCGCCGCGCTACGGGCTAACGGTGAAAGTGAATTACGAATTTTTGGGCGGTGATTTTATCGTGTGATTCTACAACGACAACGAATACGGCTGAAGCTGGAGACGACGAAACCTCTGGACGCGAACGCGATCCTGGACGCGTTCCTAAGCGAGAAAGTGGTGGGCGCATTCGGGCGGGCCTGGCAGGTGGAGATCGGGTTGTTCGACAACGACGTGCTGGCGGTGCTGACCGGAATTATATCGATCACGATGGAGATCAAAAGCCAGGCGAATGGCGTGATCGACACCGGAGCGGCGCTACTGTCGAAGACTATCGGGAGCGGGACGTTCAACCAACTGCTGTCGGCAGACCAATGGGAGAATGACTCGGGCGAGCCGAGTTATCACGCGATGTTCGACTTTCTCGATACGGACATCGCGGCGTTGAGCATGTTGGGTGAAGTGAGCAATCAAAAAGATTTCGGCCTGGTCTTCACGGCGATTGGCGCTTACGGGCGGTTCCCGCTCTCGCGCGGGATCATCACCATCGAGAAGGATGGCGGGACCGGCGCAGGCAGCGGCGTCGCGCCCGTCGCGAGTTACACGTTCAGCGATCAGGAGCTGCTGGCGATGTTCGCCGGGAAGCTGAACAACGGAGTGAACCCGCCCGGCGTGGGCTTCACGCTGGTAGCGGACAACGACGCGACCAAGGGACTCAAACAGCGCGCGACGGTGCCATTGGGCGAAGCTGATCCGATCATCGAAACGAACACGGTCAATCTATGAGAAACTTCCGTTTGATAGCAGGCATTTGGTTTGCAGCGGCGTTGCAAGGGCTGTGCGCCGCCGACGAAATCAGCCTTAACATTTACGTCACTAACGCGAGCGGCATAGTGAATGGGAATGCGCTGACGGTGATTGGATCGACGCGGACGGCCACCAACATTATTGCGAGCAGTCCGAGCACGCTCTTCCTCGCGACCAACGTGCTCGCGCGCGCCAAGAGTAATCTGTTCAATCATTTGCGGCTGTATCCGTTTGGCAGCGGCACAACGCTTTTAGAGTTGCGCGATCAGGGAGCAACTAACTTCACCCTGATCGCTATACCAGGTCAGACGATTGCCTTCACGGTCACTGGCACGTGGGGCTACGGCGTGCTGGCGACGAACCCGGTTAAGACAGGACAGATTCTGGAATTGCCGGTCGAGAAGTTCTCAAACCCGACGCGGACGAATCTGGGAGACCATACCGTCTCGATGATCAACAAGTACACCCGGACAAACCAGTTTGACGAGCAGGCCAGGGCCTTCTCTAACATCGTTGGGGTATCAAAGTCGCAGCATGTGCGCAATAAGGTGCTCGGCGATTCGAGCACGAGCAATACGGTGCATGGAGGAACACTCAGCGTCGTGAGTAATGGTCTGGCGCATTCATATATTTCCAGCAATACAACCATCAAGGCCAGCACGCTCACGGACACCTCGAAGCTTTCGACCGTGGAAATGCGGGAGGGCTTGGACTGGTTCAAGCTCAACGGGACGATTCGCTCCAACTACTTCCGAGTCGATGAGACCGGAGTCTGGCTCTTGATGACATCACCAACCGCTGGCGTCGCTTTCACAAACCTCACGCCGCAGAATGGTGAGATGGTCAATTGGGGGACGATGCTGTCATTGCTGCCGTTGAGGCCCCAAGGCACAACGAATTATTGGGGTGCGTATCACGTCTTCACCAATATCGCCGCCAACATCCGGTTTTGGTACGGGTTTACAGCCAGCAATGCGGTCTGTTTTACGCCCATGCTGCACTACCCAACCAACGTTGGAGCTCTTAGTTCAAGCGGCACTAATTTCACAGACGGAACGCCATTGGTGGGAGCTCTGCTCTTTGGTTACGGCGCAAAGATTGGCGGGCCGGCTGGGTCGGGCAGTGGCAATGCGGCCATTGGCGTGAACGCGAGCGTGTGGATCGACGACTTCCCTCCGGCGTGGGCGGTGGGACCGAACACGCTGGTGACGAACTTCGGGAAATTCGCGATGGGCCTGAATGGAGAGAAGGCGACAAACCAGGGGGCTTATTCTTTCTTCGGCACGGCCACTGAGAACAACGAGTTTCGGATGGGCGATGGTGGCGTGCAATCGTTCGTGCGGTTTGGTCCGCCGATCAAGAATCTGAACACGTTTACCGATGCGACGAATATCTTTGGAGGGGACATCAGTTTTCCGCAGAAGGTTGTGAGCACAATCGCGGACGGGCATAACATTGTCGACCTCGGGACGAATGTGAACGTGCGCGTGCAGAACAGCACAGCGACAACGACCTGGCGGCTGGGCGGTTTCAGAGGGGGCAACCGGAATGGGAAGTTGGTGATTGTGGATTTTGTGACCGGGTTCCCAATCTTGGTCGAGCAGGAGAGCGGGGACACTACGACGTTGTCGGAGCGTATAAGCACTGGCTACGCCACGAATTTCACGACCGCAGGGAATTGCCGAACCTGGTGGCTCTATAACAACACGACACTGCGCTGGGATTTGCAGGGGATGCATCCGCCGATTGCGGCGTCAACGAATTCGCTGGCCACGACGGATGGGAACGCGACGAACCTGAACGTGTGGCCGCAGACTTCAAACAGCGTGGCGCTGAGGGTGAATCAGGTCTCGAATCAATCGAACGATTTGATTTCAGTGGTGAGCAGCGCGGGGTTGCCGATGTTGAAGGTGAATGCTTACGGGTCGCTGGTGCAATCGAATGTGACGGGGAACAGCCTGGCTGTTTGGAATACGAATAAGCAGTTAACGAACATTGTGTCGGGGGCAATCTGGTCGACGGTGAGTTTCGACGGGACTAACGCGGGTTTCGGTGATGATGGGGCGTTTGGGGTGTTGGGGCGGAGGCAGACGGGTTTGGTGCAGGCGCGGGGCACGACGAGCTTCACAGGGAACGGGGATTTCGTGACGGTGGTGGGAGCGGGGACTGCATCGCTGGCGGACGCGAATAATCCAACTTATCTGAATTTGGTGACGACGGCCGCGACGACCGGGACAGACCTGGGATGGTCCGGTGGCGACACGCTGATGAATCATTTCGGGCACTCTTTGCGCGCGCATGTGTGGGTGCGGATGGTGGAAACGAACGCAGTGCGGTATTGGTTCGGATTTACTTCTGCGACGGCGGCGACAATGGCCGGGGCGGATGATCCAGCGGGTGATTATGCGGGGTTCCGTTTTTCGGACGCGGTTCCAGAGAATACTTTCAAGTGTGTGACGAAGGATGGAACGACGCAGGGTTCGACGGACTCAGCAATCGCAGTGACGGCGACTGATGACTTCATGTTGTCAATCGTGTGGACGGCGGGAGTGAGTGCAAAGTTTTATGTGAATGGGGCGTTGGTCGCGACGCGGACGACAACTCTGCCGAGAACTTCGGTGGCATGCCGACTGATTGCCTACGGTGAAACACGGGAGAACGTGTTAAAGAACCTGCGGATCGCTCATGGCTATTGGGAAGATGTGAGGCCGTAGGTTATGTCCGACGCGAATCGCGAGATCGGCGTAAAGATCACGACGAGCGCGGACCTTGCTGCGGCGCAGGCCGCGAACAAGGAAATCCAGCAGACAGGGAAGGTCACGGAGAAAGCCGGTCAGGCCGCAGGGGAGGCGACGGGAAAGAAGCTGAAGTTAAAGGATGCGGTCAAGGGGCTGGCTCTGGAGTTTCCGGGGCTGGCTCACGCCATCAAGCTTGTCACTAATCCACTGGCGCTGACGACGGCGGCGCTGGCGGCAGGCGTGGCCGCGTGGCAGGCATGGACACAAAAGCTGGCCGAGGCAGGACGCAAGCAATCCGAACTGCAAGCGTTGGGGCTGGCCGCGAAATCGTTCGCGCGTTATCTGGCGGATGTAAAGGAATCGGGCGCTGAGTTCCAGGTGGCGTTGGATGTCATCGCCAGTAACTCGAAAAATGCAGCGACGGAGATGGAGCGGCTGAATGGTGCGTTGCGGAAACAAAAGGAACTCCAGGATGAAATGGAGGACATCCAGCTCGCGACGGAGAAGGCAAAGCTCCAGGAGCGGCACGAGGCGGACCCGGTCAAGTTTCCGCGTTCCGCATTGATGGAGGCCACAGCAGCCGCCGACGAACGGTCGCGAAAGCGGAGGGCGGGTCGCGAGATCGACACACGCGCGCAGGAAATCGAGAACATCAAGAAAGGAATCGCAGCTGAGGACAAGATCATCGGCGGGTATAAACCGAACGATGCTGAGGTGGCGCGGTTGCGCAAAGAGGCCAAGGATCAAGCAGACAATCTCGCCGAAGCGGAGCAGGGTTTCAAAAAGGTCGCACCGGACCTGCAAGAGCAAATACTCAAACAGCATGCGCGGGAAGTAGACCTCAAGGGCAACGAGCATCCGCTGGCGCGGTTCAATCGCGGAGAGGCGGTGTATTTGGGGCGGCAAGCGCAAAAGAAATTAGACCGCGAAACCAAGCTCCTGGAGGACCGTCAACGGGCGAGTGACGCGGCGGCGCAACGGCTGAAAGAGGTGGAGGAATCACGCGACCTGGGCAAGGACCGCGTGAGAGGATCGGCCCAACGCAAGGAGACGCTGCAACGGCAGTTGACTGATATGGAAGCCGAACAGGAACGGCGGAAGAAATTTCTGGGCGAATCCATTCCCGCGCAAAGCGAAGCGGAGAAGGCCAAGGCCGCTGCCGAGCGGGCCAAAGAGCAGCGGGAGAAAAGGGAAAAGACCGAGCGCGATAAAAATCAGCAGGAGGACAAGCTGAACAAAGCCGCCGACGAAGAGAAAAAGAAAGAGGAGATGAAAGAGTTCCGGCGCAAGCGCGGTGATTTCGGCGGAGTTGAGCAGATGAATGAGGTGTTGAGCTACCAGGCCGAGCTGATGGCGGCGATGACGGAGGTGGCCGACGCGCACAATGAGCGCCTGCGCATCCTGGAGCAGCGGATCGCGGACGTGGCGGCGAATGTGTAATGGCCTGGGAACTACAGTATAAAGGGCAGAAGCAGACGCTGGAGATTTGGGGATTGTCCGCGCTGAAGCGGCGGCTGCAAAGCGAAGGCCAGGACGAGGTGACGTTTTACCAGCCGCTGCGGACCACCAAAGAGGCGGCACGGTTTGACGAGGGGGAGGACATCCGAATTTTCAAGGACGGCAAGCAATGGTTCCGGGGCGTGAATTTGCGACCACGCCGGTCGGTGACCGCGCGGATCAAAGGCATCTATTTTACAGTGGCAGGGCCGTGGAATTATTTGACGCGGTTAGAGATGCAGGCTCAATGGATGACGCAGGACGGTTTAAAGTACTCGCCGCAACTGTTGTTGAACGTGAATCCCGACAACACAAGAGCGAGCGCTGGTGAGGTCATCGGAGCGGTGCTCGATTATGCGATAGCGCAGGGCGTGCCGATCACGAAGGGAGACATTTTGTCGGTGGCCGATGGGACGGTCTATCCCGTGCCTGACGAAGTGGAGATGTTCAGTTGCGCGGCCGTGATCGTAAACCAAATGCGCTGGCTGTTGCGCCAAGGGATAATCTGGTTCGATTATTCGACGGACAAACCAACGATGCACATTCGGCAGGGCAACAAACTGCCATCGGTGACGGTCGACATCCCCGCCGACGACACTCAAAAAAAAATTGTTCAAGCGGATATTGAGCCGCGCACGGATTTGGTTCGGCCAGGGGTGAAGATCACGTATGAAGTGACAGGAAGCGTCGATGGGGAGCCGAGGCCTCAGTATTTAGAGGACGTTTGGCCAGAGGGCATCACGGGCCGCGAGATGGACACCTTGCATTTAAAATTCAACATGCAGGGGCTGAACCTCACGACGGTGAAGCAGGAGGTTGAGACCATCGACATCAATGCCAATGCCGGAGCAGTAGACACCGACGCAACACGTCTCGAATGGTGGAAGGATCGGCTGGAAGATTTGCGGAGCCTGGAGGTGACTGAATTAGAGATCGGCAACGTGGTGCGACAGAGCGGGCTGCCGCGCATGGTAAAATTCGGATCGGTAGCCGATTGGATGGATGCTGATTTTCAGGAGGAAGTGATCACGGCTGAGGCGAGTTATAAGTTCGTCAAAGATGGGGTCGAAGAGAGCCGGGCCATCAAGCACAAGATTTCATGCAAGGTGCTGGCGACGGATGCGGTATCGAAGGTTTACAGCGCCATCCAGAGCGCTCAGGAAGGCGATCCGATCCCGGTGGGACTGGCACGGTTCCTCTACGAGCTGACCGCGACGCCGCAGTGGGAGGGGCCGGTCGTCTTGCGGGAGCGAACGTTGCGATATCCAGAAGGGGAAGTGCCACGGATGGGCACACGGTTGAACATCACGAATGGCTTGCCGGAGTGGGCGACGATGAACGCCGTGATCCAGCAGGTGGAAGAGACGGTGCGCACGGGCGAAACGGTTCTTCAGCTCGCGCCCGCGTCACCAATCAGCGGCGGCGATTTAATGGCGTTCCTGCAAGTGCGCCGGCGCCGGCGTTGGACGAACCCGTTGACACAACAGACGGGATCGGTTTCAGGTGGCACGGTTGAATTAGGCAAGGGGACGCATCGTGAGAACTCGACGCGCGGGATTGGGTCGTACGCGAAGTTTCTGGTGAAAGATACCGATGCTGTGATCACGCTGGATGGGAGAGGGAAGGTTTTTGCAGTGGATTTTACTGGCGGCAAAAGCGCCACGCTGGATAACGCGGATCCACTATGGACGAAGCCACTGGCAGTGCGTGTGGTGTGCGTGAAGGTCAATGGGCAGGATAAGGTGATGCAAGTTTTGGGCAGTGAGCCGTATTAGTATGGCGTGCCCGCAAGGAGTTCCATCGTTCGGGTGCTGTGGTGGAGATAATTTGTGTCTGCCATGGCGATTAATGGGGCGCGAAAGGACCACACCGCATGCGGTGTGCTTGAGCTATCCGAATCCCTGCCCTGGCGCTGGAGCAACCACGCGCTATTTCCTGGAGGATTCGCAGTTTCTTCCGGCTATTAACAGATGGATCGGGCCGCAAGGTGGAACTTGGTGGCAGGGCGATAACCGAACTGCCTTCGCAAACCGCGCTTATCATCAAATTGAGTTTCGGAGCGATTTTCCAACTCCCGTGACGTGTGGGCCAGTTACCTGCACGCCGCCGTCGAACCCGTTGTCGTTTATGTCGCAAGAAATTGCCCCCGCCGAGATGCTGGCGCTCTTCCAGCCGTGGCTTGATGCGCCATGGCCAGCAACGGGTAGTTTCCCGAGACCGCGCGGTTGGATTATTTTGCAATTCTCTGGTCTCGATGCGAATGGAAACCCGGTGTTTGGCGATGAGTTGCCAATCGCGATCTCAAGCGGAGACTTTTCAACTGAGAGTAATCATGAATGCGCGCAAACTGTTTACCGGATTGTCACGAACGAGAACGCTGGCGGGTTTGGGGAATTGCTGCCGCCAAATGGCTGGAATCACCCCAGGGTAACCGTCCAGAGAACCAGGGCGAGGGTGAAGGGGGATGTGTCGTTCGGAAGCTATTGCCTGTATGATACCGACGAAGCGGACCTAATCCCTAACGTCAATTATCAAGGTGGGAATACGTTGCGTCCTGGGGCGGTGAAGCGGAACTGCCGAAGGGTATTCGCAGACAGGGATGGATGGGTTGAAATTCCGTCGCCCACGACGCCAAACACGCGCACTTGGTTCAACGAGACATGTTCGTGTGAATGATCGTGTGAATGACCTTCTGGATCAGCGCAGGATCGCCCTAGAGCGCTCCCAGGCGCGTCGGTGGCGAGGCTTGGGGGATTGGGTCGCGCGAGTCGCTAAACCGTTAGCGCGCCGGATGGGCCCCAAGCAGTGCGGCGGGTGCTCTAAGCGGCAGGCTTGGCTTAACCGGGCTGGCTGGGCGTTGCAGGTGGCGTTAAAGGCTGTTGCAGGACGCCTGCGGAGGTAGTGCAGCCAAGGGTCGTTTTTTCGCTCCGTTTGCGAACCTCTGTCAAAAGTGTGCAAACCTCGCGTCATTTTACACGTCGCGCTTGGCAACCTGGGTGACCGCTCCGCCCTGCCCGCCCTGCAACGCGCCACCGGCGATCATGAACCTTTGATTGCCGAACACG